ATACAAGAAAAAGAAGATGAAGAAGAATCCGAATTCTTTGAAGAATCTTCTGTAAAACATATAAAAAGAAAGGATGGGAAGTGGGATGTACCTATAGATGAGGAAATACGATATTTTGATCCAGAACTTTCTTATGAAATCACAGGTTATAGACCGATTACAATGGAACAAGGCTTAGATTTTGATCCAACTCCATTTAGAGAGGCAGCTATAACTTATATGAAAACTGGTGCTTATACTACTTTTCCACGTAACACAAAACCTTATAACGATTATTGAAGGGAGCAAAGAAGAAGGTGTGTTGAAGGTTATACTGTTGGGAACTATAGAGTAACTGGAGATCACTATTTCTTTTTAAATTTTTACACAATGAATACTGTTAATGAAGATGCTGAAAAAGCAACCGCTGGACGTATTAATGGGTTTCCAAGATTTGCTGCGAAACAATATGAATTTTTTCATTATGTCGAAATGTGTGAATATATTGGAAAGGACATTTGTATGCTAAAGGCACGTGGTGTTGGTTTTTCAGAAATATTAGCATGTATTGGTGTTAGACCCTTTATTACTACTCGCCGTTTTCACACTATTTATACAGCGAACGCAGATGCTCAATTACAGCCAGTACTTGATAAATGTTGAGAACAATTAAACTGATTGAACATGAATACTAACGGTGGTATGAAAAAGTCTCGTATGAAAGTAGATAATATTAAACAAAAGCGTGCTTCTTTAGTAAACAAAGAAGGTGTTGAATACGGTACGATGTCTGAAATAGAAGGTATTGTTGCAGACAATCCTCGTAAAGTCAGAGGTAATCGTTGTGAACGTTTAATTTTTGAAGAGGCTGGTTCAAATCCTTGTTTAATTAAATCTTGAATTCAGGGAAACGCACTAGTAGAACTTGGAGGTAGAAAAATTGGAAGTAGAATTTGTGGAGGAACAGGAGGAGACTCTGGTGATGCTCTTGCTGGATTATCACATATATTTAATAATCCTATTGGTTATAATGTACTTCCATATAAAAATAGTGATACTAGAGATGGACGAGTTCAATTTACAGGCTGATTTTTACCTGCACACAAATTCGCGCTAGATAGTTCTTTTGTTGATAGTAGAGGTGTTACAGATTTTGTTAGATTTAAAGAGCATTATGAAAAAACTCGAAGAAATCTTGAAGGCAAGGATCTAGTAATATATTGTGCAGAGCATTGTTTTTGTCCAGAAGAAGCCTTGTTAATGCAAGGTGATAACTTATTTGATGCCGCCACTTTATCTGATCAATTAGTGAATATACGAGTACACAAACAGTATAGAAAACCAGAACCTACTGCATTAGTTTGAGATTCATCTAAAACATCGGTTAAAGCAATCCCTTTTACAGGAAGTAAACTATTAGTAGTTGAACCTCCAGAATTAGATGAATCTGGAAATGTATTTAAAAATCTATATGTAGCTGGAATAGATGCCATTGATATGGGATCTCAAGATTCTGCTCAAGATTATGATGTATCTGATTTTTGTGTAGTTATAAAGAAAAGAATTAACGGTTTATCTGAACCAAGATATGTTGCTATGTACAAAGATAGACCTAGAGATATTAGGGAGGCTTATGATATTACATTAAAATTACTTACGTGATATAATTGCCAAGCTTTATTGGAGTACACTAAAATTTCTATACAACAATATTTCAAAGAACGAAACAAAGACCATTTATTTATGACTCGTCCCGAATTTGCAGTTGCGCAAAAAACAAGATATAATAAAAGTGCAAAACGTCTAATTGGGTTACCTGCTACAGAAGCTGTTATTAGACACGGGTTAGATTTAATAGGTATGTACATAAATGATTATTGTCATGAAATAGACTTTGATGAAATGCTTGAGCAACTATTAAATTATTCTTATGAAAATAAGAAAAAATTTGACATTGTTGCTGCTATGCAAATGGCTGAGGTTGCAGACGAAGCTTTGATGGGAATTGATCCTGCTAAAGTAAATGTTGTAGCTAAAGAATGAAAAGACTTTGGTTATTATACAGATGAGAATGGCATTAAACGTTTAGGTACAATTGAGACATCTATGACTTTATGGAAAATGTATTAGCAAATGAAATATTAAACATCATTGATGAAACAATAGAAGGTGAGTATGTTGGAAAACTAGAAGTGATTGTTGATGATGATTGATATACACTTAATCTGTTTATGAATATGCATAATTCTCCGTTGGTATTAGCATATCAAGGAACAGAAGAGGAATTTAAAAATTATATTAGAGAAGAAATTAAAAGAAGAAGACTTGAAAAAGTTTTTCGTTATGAAGTTAGAAGAGAATTACCTGCTTTAGAGTACAATTAATATGAAAAATCAAAAAGAAATTGAAAAAATTAATAATTGTATATCAAGGTTAGTATATGATAAATCTGTATTAAAAAAAGCTTATAATTACTATCATTGCGTTAGAGACTCAGAACAATTTAAACATATTGAAGAGAATTTTGGGGTAGGTGTTCCAACTTCAGTTGAATTCACTCCTTTGATTAAAAAACACATTGATGTACTTGTAGGTGAATATTTGGAACTTGATCCAGAATTAAACGTTACGTGTAAAGATGATAAAACAGTATCTAATATTTTACGCGATAGAAAACTAAAAATAGATCAAGAGCTCTATACTTTTCTACAAAGATACTTACAAAATTCAATAATCAACATTTTATTAAAAGGGGATCAACCTGTCAATGATCCTTTTATTGAAAAGGAAATGCAAAAAATTAAAGAAAATGTTGAAAAAAATTTTGTATCAGAGTACGAATTGGCAGCACAAAACATTCTTTCCTATATTAAGCATTCAAGAGATATTGATCTCAAGAATAAAATGAGAGAGTTATTTACAGATTTGTTAATTACTGGAACTTGTTATTATAGAGTAAAACCATCTGGAGATAAACATAACATACAATTTGAAGTGTTAAATCCACTTGATACGTTTATAGAAAGAAACCATAACAACTTTTATTTGAATAAATCGTTAAGAGCTGTTATTAGAAAATATTTAACTCCAGAACAAATTTTAGCAGAATTTGGAGATGAATTAACTCCAGAAGCAAAATCACAATTAAAAAAGGATAATACGATTTCTGGTATTGACGGAGATTATCGTTATGTAAATGTTCCAGAAACATTAGTATATGATGAGGCGTCAAATAGAGCCGTAATTGCAAAAATACCTTCTGCTGGAATTCTAGGAGGGTTAGAAGTTTCTCCAGTACTACCTTATGAATCAGACATTACTAATAGACATGATTCGACAATTGTTGTTTATGAATGTGAATGGATTGAATGAAAAGACAACAAACTTGTAAAACACGAGGGTGTAAAAATAGGAGAAGAAATTTATATTTGTAGGGGAGAGGTTGATGTTATTAGAAGTATATCAAATCCAAAAGAATGTACTCTATCTGTAAACGGAATGTTTTTCTCGGATAAAAACGGACAACCGTTTAGTTTGATTATTAATACAATGTCAATGCAAGATAGATACGACATGCTTATTTTTTATAGAGATAATCTTATTGCATCTTCTGGAACGGTTGGTGATTGAATTGATTTGGCTCATGTCCCAATGGTTCTTGGAGTAGAACTTCCTGAAAGATTGCAAAAATGACTTGCATACAAAAAGAATGGATTGGCGTTATTTGACTCTTCGCAAGATGGAGCAAATATCATCAATACTACTTTTAACGGATATGATGATACAGTTAAAGCTCAAAGCATTCAGGCAATTCAAGTAGCAATTGATAGTATTGAGGCTAATGCATCTGCAATGACAGGGGTATTTCCAGAAAAACTTGGAGGAATCCAAGAGCGTGATGCGGTATCGAATGTTAAAGTTGGAATTAGATATTCTACTTTATTAACAAAACAGTATTTCGCGGCTATGGATCTGATGTTTAAAGAAGTAAACTATGACTGTTTAAATATGGCCAAAAAGGTTTACAAAAATGGTATTACTGGAAATATCGTTTTAGGTCCAAAATTAGTTAAAATTTTCACAGCTCTTCCTGAACATTATACAATTACTGACTTTGATATTCATATACAAGATAGTACGGAAAGTTTTCAAACTAAACAGGAAATTAAAGCTTTAAATACTGAATTAATTAAAGCAGGATTAGTTGATGTTGATCAAGTTGTAAATATAGCTACTGCTAGAAATATAACTGAATTAAAAGATTATATTGAAAAATCAATGGCTGCAAAGAAGGCTGAAAATGATATGACTGGTCAATTACAGCAGCAAGTTGAACAACTTAATCAACAAATTGCACAATATGAACAGCAAATTGGAGAATACAATAATCAAATTAAGCAACTCCAATCTCAAGTTGAAAATAATAATAATGCCAAACTTCAGTTAGAACAACAAAAAGTTTCAATTCAAGATAGAGAAGTTAGGGATAAAAAAGACTACAATGATAAACAAATTGAAGTTAAAATGAAACAACTTGAAGCAGAACTTATGCAACTAAGTGACGGTAATCCTTATAACGATATAATTGCTAAGTAATATGAAATTAACACAAACATCTGATTGTAATTTAATTTTAGAGGGATATCCTAGTCCGGGACTAGAAGTTTTGGTATATAATTATGACGATATAATCGTTATAAACAGGGATGGAGATGAACAGCAAGATGTTCATATCTATATAATGGAAAGAGATGGGTTATATCAGTACTATTTATTAGACATTGCAGATACTGCAACAGAAAAAGATATCCTTGATTATATTAGAAAATATAAAGAAGATCCTGAAGTAAATTGTGAAATATTTTCAATTTGCAAACTCAGGAACTGTTTGATAGATAAAGAGAAAACTGCAATAACATCTTTTTTAAAAGGATGTACTACAAATTCACATTGTAATACAAGTAATAAAGCTACGGATGATTTTCTACTTGTTTCAATTTTCTTACTTGAAAATTTAATTTGCAGAGGAAATTATGAAGAAGCGATAAGGATTATAAATGCCATTTCTACTTGTGGAATTTGTAATACAAAAAGTAAAACTTGTAACTGTTGTAAATAATGTTTGATTTATTATTAAACAAATATAATGATGTATTGTTGAACTTACAAAATGGACATCCTATATCAAATTCGGACGTTAATGATTTAATGTGGATACTTCACATTTTACATTTTGTAAGTTCAGAACAAGCATCGAGTGATGAATCTTTAAAAATATTAGCGTATTATGAATAATTTCTTTTTTTCTAACAATACTACTAAGAAGTCTTCTAATAATGCGCCTAATAACATGTTTGATAAATGTGAGATTCATTCAGAATCTAGAGATTTCAAACAAGGTGTATCTTTTAGATGTAGACCTTTTGAATACGGAGTAACCTATCATAACGATGATTTTGTACAAGATTTCGTAATTTATAACGAACGTTTGTACATGTGTCTTAATGAATCAGTTACTCTTTCTCCAGAAGAAGCCCCTTCTGATTGAATAATTGTTTTAAATAAAGGTTTAAATGGAGAATCTGGAACGAAAGGTGACAAAGGAGACAAAGGAGACAAAGGAGATGATGGAAAATCGGCATATCAATTGTGATTAGAATCTGGAAATAAAGGTACACTAGAAGACTTTCTAGAATATTTTAGAGGTTTCGCTGGTCCACAAGGAGAACGTGGTGAACAAGGTATTCCAGGAAACGATGGTATCGGTATCGATTCTGTTATTAAAACAACCGATACAAATTCTAATAAAAATAGTGATGTATATACAATTTGTTTAACCAATGGAGAAACATTTGATTTTGAAGTACATCATGGTGAAATAGGTATCCAAGGTGAAAAAGGAGACAAGGGAGATAAAGGAGAAAAAGGAGAGCCTGGTATACAGGGTCCTCAAGGTGAACAGGGACCTCAAGGTATTCAAGGTGAAAAAGGTGAACGTGGAGAGATTGGTCTTCAAGGTATCCAAGGTGAACAAGGAGTCCAGGGTATACAGGGACCTATTGGAGTTCAAGGTATACCGGGACCTCAAGGAATTTCTGCAGGATTCGCTGATCCTATAGCAATTGTTGATAATTCTACTTCAGGCACACCTTATATTACAATTGATTCGTCTGGTGAAGATTCGGCTAAAGTATTCAAGTTTACTTTTTATAATATTAAAGGTGAACAGGGTCCTCAAGGAGAAAAAGGTGTTGATGGAACATCAGTTAGAGTTTTAGGAACTGTAAGTTCCAAAGAAGAACTCGTAAATAAATATACTCCAAATTTAGTAATTGGAGACGGATATTTTATAGATCAGTCACTTTGAGTATATCAAAATAAAGAAGTATCTGATTTTTCTAATAATATTTATTACGATGAGACAAATAACGTTTACTGATTAAACGTAGGAGAAATAAAAGGTCCTAAAGGAGATAAAGGTGATCGTGGAGAACAAGGTCCACAAGGACCAATTGGCCCTAAAGGTGATCCTGGATCTCAAGGTATTCCTGGACAGCAAGGTCCTCGTGGAGAACAAGGTATTCAAGGACTCCAAGGTCCTCAAGGTATTCAAGGAATACAAGGTCCTGCTGGTGAAACAGGTCCTGCTGGAAAGGATGGAAATACACCGTTATTTAAAATCGAAGACGATTTTTGGTATATTTCGTATGACGATGGTATAAATTGAGAAAAACTTGATAAATCAACTGGTGATACTGGAAAAGATGGTATTGATGGTAAAAATGGAAATAAAATATTATTTGGAACTGGAGAACCAGAAAACATTTTAATCATAAATGCTCCATTAGATCAAACTTTAAATCCGTGCACCGATGGTGTAGAAATGACTATGCGCATTTTAGGTCCAGAGGTTATTTTAGAACAGACTGTTGAACCTGACACTGTTATATCTGAAACTACCGTAGTCATTTATCCTGGAGATATCTACATTGATTTACTCTCAGGTTCTGTTTATGAATATACATCAGAATGAATTTTAAGAGGCGCTATTCCTGGAAGAAAGGGTGATCCTGGTAAAGATGGACAACAAGGTCCTCAAGGTCCGAAAGGTACTCCTGGTGATACAGGTGCAACAGGTACCGGTATTTCTCATATAACACATGTGTCTGGAGAACACGCTCCTGGATCAACAGATACGTACACAATTACTTTAACTAACGGTGAAACATACTCTTTTACAGTATACAACGGTGCTAACGGAATCAATGGTGTAGACGGAGTTGATGGTATTGATGGTGCTGATGCACCTATTCCAGAATTTAAAATTGACGAAAGTGGACACTTGATTTGTACATTAGACGGTGTTGATTCTGATTTAGGAAATGTTGTTGGAAAAGATGGTATAAATGCAGAAGTTGAATATAAAATACCCACATTTAGATTAAATGATGGAAACTTATATGTGTTTGTACAAAACAAGTGAACAAATCTTGGTAATATTGCTGGACCTCAAGGTCCACAAGGAGAACAGGGACTTGTAGGACCGCAGGGACCTATAGGACCACAAGGACCTACTGGTAGAAATGGTCTAAATGGAGAAAAGGGAGAACCTGGAGAAGACGGTGTTGGAATTAATGCTATTGATTTACAATACAATGGGGCTCCTGGAGAAAATAGTATCTATGACATTTATTTAACCGATGGTCGTGTTTATCAATTTTCCGTATATAATGGATTAGATGGAAAAAAGGGAGATCGAGGTGAAAGAGGTATTCAAGGACTTCAAGGCGACAAAGGAGATAAAGGTGATAAGGGAGAAAAGGGAGACAAAGGTCTGTCGTTAAATGTAAAAGCATCTCTTGATGATTGTAAACAACTTAACGATTGTTATTTAGATCCAGAAGGATGTTTGCAAGTTATTTCTGATATTGGTGAATTTGGAGAAATCACATTTACTAATGTTGGTAATATTACCGGTCCTCAAGGACCACAGGGAGAACAAGGACCGCAAGGTAGACAAGGTGATCCTGGTGAACAAGGTGAAAGAGGAGAGGATGGAATTGCTGGACCACAAGGCGAAACTGGAGTTGGAATAAGTTCTATTACACAAGTTGACCAAGTTGTAGGTATTGCTGGAACACAGGATACTTATTCTATAAATTTAACAGATCATAGTAGTTATCATTTTGTAGTTAGCAATGGACAAGATGGAAACCATATCTTGTTTGGAAATGGTACTCCAGAAAATATATCTGATTTGAATTCTACTTTAGATAAAATATTTAATCCTTGCGGATATATACCTGAAGAAAATATATCGAAAATTGTTGCAAATAGAGGGGATGTATATATCGATTTACTTTCAGGACAAGTGTTTGAATATACATCTGAATGAGAACTTAAAGGTTCTATTAAAGGATCTTGATCTACTTCTGGAAACACTACAAATACAACTTGAGAGGACATAGGATTTTAATGAAAAATTTGTATAATTGAATAATTATAGTTATCTTTGTTTTTATTTTGGGACAGTGTGTTGTAACACAAAAAAGATATGACACACTGGAACAAAATTATAACGACTTGTTATTTGAAAAATCAAGTATAATAGATTCGTTAGAAAAAGATAATTTAAAAAGACTGGAGTCAATTGAGTATTTAGAACAAGAAGTCATCGTACTAAATAATCATATAGATTCTTTAAATAATCTTAAACAAGAGATAAAAAAGTCTAAAAACGAATTTACAATATCTACTAATATCAGTGAGGGTTGCACTTTATTAAAAAAGAATTTAAATGAAAAAACTATTAATAGTTCTAATATGTAATTTGTTAACACTTAGTGGATTTTGTCAATCTTTAGATTCAATAAAACATATTGAAATTGTTTCAGAAATTCGTGATTCAATGGCGTTAATTAATAAAGACGATATTGATGTAATAAATAGAACATTTTATGAATTAGAAATTTCAGACAGTTTGAATCAGATAAACGATTCTATCATAAATCAACTTGTCATTCAAAATCATAAATTAGATTCTATAATGCAATCGCAACAGATAGTTATTTTAAATGATCAAATCATTCAAAGTAAATTAACATTGGATCATAAGAATGAAATAGATCGCTACAAAAAAGAATTAAAGCGAACTAACAATAAAAAAATAGCATGACAATCCACTACGGGTTTGAGTCTTTTAGCTATAATCTTAATAATTTTATTATAAATGGCAAAAAAATCAGTATGAATAGATAATACCGTTCCACCTACAAATTATATTTGGGTAAAAACTGATAGTTATGGCGAGGTTATCGGAGTTTATCAATATGATGGAAACGAATGAGTACAACTTCCAATAGGAAATGTAAATTCAATTGAAGGTGATGGTAAGATTGGTGCTGTAACTTTAGAAGGGGAAACCATTGATATTAATTATAGTATCGATCCGCTTCCTAGCAACGTTGTAATTAGAACTGATACTGGAACCATCAAGACTGTTACACCTGATGGTAAAGATATAAGGGAAGTTGCAACAGTTGAATTAATTTCATGGCAAGATGTTTAAGTAATAAATTTATCTAAAATGGCACTTGTACAGTTTTTAAGAGGTCTTGATGCTAATTACAGCAAGACAAAGTATAGAGATGGTATTTACTTTGCAATGGATACTGGGCACATTTATCTTAATGGCGGTCGGTTTGGAGGTAATTCTAATTTAAAGGTTTTAGATGTAGAATTCTCTAATTCAAAATTAACTGTATTTTATGTGGATGGAACTTCTAAAATATACGATTTAAAAGAACTTCTTTCTACAGCTACAGAAAAAACCTCTGGTTTAATGTCCGCTGCGGATAAAACGATTGTGAATCGTGTAGCTTCTGCTTTTGATTCCGATATGACAATGTTGTCTGTAGAACAGGCAAAAATTATATCAGATGTTAAAAGTGGAAAATACGAGAATGTGGTTGCAAAAATAGGTGAGGATAACATTCTTTCCCTTAAAGATCGAGTTTTATCTGCCACAGTATCTCTATCTTATGATGAAAATAATAAAAAGATAGTTCTCCGAGGAAAAAACAATGCTGAATTAGGATCTGTTGACGCAACTCCATTTATTAAGGATGGAATGTTGGAAGACGTTGAAATAGTTGAAGCATCAGTAAATAATCCTATTGGAGGAAATATTTCTGGTAAATACATAGTGTTTACTTGAAAAATTCAAAACGGGTATACTAAAAAGGATTGAATTCCCGCTGCTGAATTATTTGAATTGTATACACCAGGCGATGGTATTACAATAAAAAATCAATCCATTGGAGTAAAAGTAAAAATTGGAGATCCATATTTAGAAGTTACATCGGATGGTTTATCTTCTAAAGGAATAGATTCTGCAATTATTACAGCTACTTCTGCAATAATTGGAAGTGAAACAGATTCTTCTGAAACAATTACTTTATGTGGAGTTAAACAATATGCAAAAGAACTTGTAAACGCACATAAAACTGCTGTTGAAGAGTTACTTAGTGCTAAAGTTGATGTTTCTGAATATTCTAATTTTGTACAAGATACAACCTCCTTATTATCTGCAATTAAAGTTACAGATGTAGATTTAACTGAAACAAACGGTATTTCTTTAACTAAATCTAAAGATGGAGTAATTGGTGTATCGGTTGTATCAGAAACTTTAGTAGATAGTCTTATTGGAGACGATACTTCAATTGGTCCTATTTCAGGACTCTCTATTAAACTAGGAGAAGATATTACAATTGAAGAAAAAATAGAAGATTCTGAAGAAACACAAAAGGTAATTATTGGAAGTGCAGATTCTAGTATTCAATCTGTAATTAAAGCACTTGCTGAAAAGGTTGAATCTGCTTCTGCAGGAGGTATTGTTGCAATTAAAGGAGATGATTACATTTCTGTTACAGGTAGCTCTATTTCTAAAAATCTTTCAATTAACATTTCAAAGATCGGACAAGATCTAGTGGATGGATCTTCCGCATTAAAAATGAACGATAATGGTAAATTCTCAATTGAATGAGAAACTCTTTAATAATTAAACAATTAAATTATGGCAACAAATTACAATTTAAAATTTTACAAAGGTGGTAATCAGCCTCAAGAAGCTGGTAGTATTTGATTTAAAGATGGTTTACTTAGTGTAATTGGAGTTGATCTACAGCCAGAGTATTTCTCAGGTGTACGTGACGCCAATTTTGCAGAAAACGTACTTACTATTGTTAAGGCTAACGGAGATGAAGTAAAACTTGACTTTTCGGATGTTGCATCAAAAGACAATGTAGATAGTCTTCTTGGTAGCCTTCGCGATAGCATTAACACACTTAGTGCTACTGTTGATGCAAATAAGACTGCGGCTGAAACAGGTATTCAAGAGGCTAAGGATGCAGCACAGGATGCTGCTGATGCTGCAGGTGCTGTAGCTGATGATCTTGCTGAATACGTAGAAGCTAACGATGCAGCTGTTGATGTAATTCGTCAGGATCTTGCTGGATATAAGACCACTAATGACAATCGCGTTAAAGCTGTTGAAGATCGTGCTACTGCACTTGAAGGAAAAGTTGATGGCGAAGATGGTCTTATTAAGAAGGTAGAGACACTCGAAAATCTTTTCACTGGTACAGAAGGTGGTGTACAAGACATCGTTACTGGCGAAATCGCAAAACTTGGAGGCGAAGCTACAGGTGAAGGAACTTATGTAGACGTTAAGGTTACAACAGCTGGTGGACAAGTTACTGGTGTAGTTGTTACTGAAGACTTTACTGCAATTACTGATGCTATTACAGCTGAGGCAGAACGTGCTGATGCTGCTGAGAAAGCTAATGCTGATGCAATTGCTGCTGAGAAGGCACGTATTGACATTCTTGTTGGTGTTAAAGACGAGGAAGGTAATTTCGTAGATGCTGGTAAGTCAGTTCGTACTATCGCTAACGAAGAACTTGCTGCTCAGTTGATCGGTGAGAACGCAGACGAAGCTCTTGATACACTTAAGGAAATTGCAGATTGGATTCAGCAACATCCAGAAGATGCTTCTGCAATGAATTCTGCAATTGAAAAGAATGCTGGTGACATCGTAGAGATTACTAAAGAGAATGGTACTATTGATACAAAAGTTGCTGCAGCAGAAGGCCGTGTTGATGAGAAACTTAAGGATTATGCTAAAACATCTGAGGTAGAGGATGCTCTTAAAGCATATTCTACAACTGAGCAGATGAACGCTGCTATTAAGGTTGTTGGTGATAAGGCTGATGCAAATGCTACAGCTATTGAAAACATCACTAAAGATGGTGGCGCAATCGCAAACGCTATTTCTGCAGCTGAAGGTCGTGTAGCAGAAACTTATGCAACAAAACAAGCTCTTACTGACGGACTTGCTGGTAAAGTTGATAACGATGCATTCACTACTTATCAGGGTACAGTAACTGAAGCACTTGCAGGTAAGGCTACTGTTGCAGCTGTTGAAAAGAATGCTGAGGATATCGAAGCTCTTCAAACTCAGGTTAATACAGGTCTTGCTTGGGCTAGATTTGAATAAAATAACTATTTTTGCAAATAGATAAATTAAATCCCGGACAAAATCCGGGATTTTTTATTTGTATTTCTCAATATTTTTTATTATATTTGCCTCGTTTAAACGTTTAAATTATATAAATATGGCAAAAATTAGTGAAAATTTAATTCCCGATATTAATGCTGATTGGGGACACGATGAATTATCAGGAGCTCCTTATTCTGGCGAAGCGGTTCAGGAATTTATTAAAAGAACATTAAGACAAAAGTGCGGTTATTTTCACTATGATGAAAATAATAACCGATATTTGGTATTTGCAGATGAACAATCAAAAGATTTGTATTTAGCAGATACTAGTGCAAATAAAGATTTACTTCTTGCTTCTTTTGATGCACCATTTAATTATTCTGCAAAAATTGAGATGCTTTCCGATACATATAATGCAGTACTTATCGGAACTGTTGGAAATAACTTACAATTTAAATTCTCAATTGAAGATAAATCTGGAAATAACACTGGAGAAAATGTAGATTGTACAATTACTATTATAAATCAAGGTGTAAAGAAAACTATTGATAAAACATTTACTTATACACAGGGTTTATCTGGAGTACTAATTGAATTAGATGATTATTTAACAGAAGGCACAAATAATATAACAGTTGCAATAAAAGGTGTGAATTCACTTGCAGCTACAACTGCAGCAGTTATTTACCAAATCGTTAATTTGAAATTTACCGATACTTTAGATATTAGTAGAGTTTATTCTACAGAAGACCTTCTTGAAGTATCGTGTGTTGTCGAAGGTGCTGGAACAAAAATAATCGATTGATATCTAGATGGTGTACAATTACCTTATGAACAAATTGATGAAATTCCTTATATTACAGCTTACACTGTTAATAAAAATATAAGTTTAGAAGGTCTTTCTCCAGGTGTACACTCTATTCAATATAGACTGCGATCTCAGGTAGGAGGTACTTGATTTAACTCTCAAACGTTCTTTAGAAACTTTTTTATTGAAGGAGTAAAAGATACTGTTATTGGTATTGCTACAGAATTACCAATAGGTGTTGAACCAGTTAAATCTGTACTATTAGATAAATTATACGGAATGATTCAATATGTACCGTATAACTTAAGATACGCAATCTACAATCCTGCAGATGCTGCAATCAATACAGTACAAATCTTTTTAGATAAAGATTTACAACTTACAACTAATATTACAAATAATATAGAAAACAACGCTTCTATTGTATGTAACAAATTTGGAAACATTCCAGTTAAGATTAACATTAATGGAAAAACATATGAAATGTTATCTGAAGTAGCTGTTTCTTCAATTGGAATCAAGGAAATTGACAATGCGAAATTAAATCTTCGTGCATTCGGTAGAGATAACGATACACTAAAAGAATCTTGAATATATGGTGATTATTCTACTGAGTTTGAAGGAATGTATTGAAATGCACAGTCAGGATGAGTAGATAACACATTGATAATTAATTCTGGAGCTACGGCATCTATTAATTATAAACCATTCGAAAATGACCCAATGAATGTTGGTAAAACAATTGAAATTGAATTTGCAACAAGAAATGTTTCTAACGAAGATGACGTCATTTTAAATTTAACAAATGATTCTGGTCACGGTTTGTTAATTACAGCATCGGAAGCAAAATTAACAACATCCGATAACAAAACTGTATCTACTAGATTTAAATCTGGAGAAAATACAAGATTGTCGTTTGTTATAAATAGACGTGAATCTGGAAACAATGCAGGATTAGCATTCATTTATATTAACGGTATTATTAGTGGTGCAGCCGAATTTGACACTACAGCAACTATTAGAGTTGTTAAAAATATAGTATTTGGAGGACAATCAGATGTATTGTTAAAACAAATTGTTATTTACGATAAACCGCTTTCTTCAGATGAAATATTAAATAACTATATTTTATATAGGGATACTATTTCTGAAATGCTTTCTATTTATAATAGAAATAATATTACAACTGACGACGGACAACTTTCTCCAGAAAAGCTACTAAATACATTACCCGTTATGTATCTTACAGGTCGTTACGAAGACAAAGGTATTCCTTTTCTTGAAACTCAAACGGGTAAAGCTGCTACTAAAATCAATACGTATTTTGATATTGAGTATCAAAACGCTCAGGATAAAACTAAAAATTTCAAAATTGATTATGCTAGAGTTCGTATACAAGGTACTTCTTCGTCATATTATCCTCGTAAAAATTACAGATTTTATACTAATGAGGAAGATGAAACAGTTGTATATGATTATAAAGGAGATATTGTTTCTGACAGAAAGTTAAGTTTTAAAGATGGAGCTCAACCTGTAGATTGTTGGTGTTTAAAGACCGATTATGCAGAATCTTCTGGATCACACAATACGGGTGTTGCTAAAATTTGAAACAATGTGATGAAAAAGGCGGTTATTGATGGCGAGAACAAATTAATGACTACTGCACAAAAAATTGCTTCTGAAAACGGTTATCCTTATGATGTCAGAACTACCGTAGATGGATTTCCAATTGTAGTATTCTATAGAAACACGCCAAATAGTCCATGACAATTTTTAGGTAAATTCAACTTCAATAATGACAAATCAACACCTTCTGTTTTTGGATTTTGTGATATCCCTGGATTTGATAATAGTAGAATGCAATGTTGGGAAGTTTTAAACAATGGTCATGCTCTTTGTAATTTCATTAAATTTGATGATGAATATTTTGATGAAAACTGAGAGGATGCTTTTGAGGCCAGATACGATGAGGACAATCCTTTAATTGAGGACTTAAAAGAATTTAGCAGATGAATCTATTCTACAAAAGGTGCTAGTGATGGTGTAAATGTTTTAGATGAATCTTTGATGGAGAAATTCAAAACTGAAAAGTGAGATCACTTAGATGTTTATAAAATGGCTGCCTACTATGTTTATATCATGCGATTTGGTGCAGTAGACCAGACAGTTAAAAACTCTATGTTTACTTCTGAAGACGGCGAGCATTTCTTCTTCATTAATTATGATAACGATACTATTTTTGGTGTACGTAACGACGGTCTTTTAAAACACGGACCATTTATTGATAGACAATCTATTGATCCAGAAAAGGCAGATACCGATAATCCATATGTTTACGCTGGACACGATTCTGTTCTTTGGAATAACCTTGAATGTGATGAAGAATTTATGGCAATTGTTAAAATAGTTGATAGCGCTTTATATGAAGCCGGTTTAACATACAGTTCTATCATCAATATGTTTGAAAATGAACAGACGTTGAAATGGTGCGAAAAAGTATGTAATACAGATGCGCACTATAAATATATTTCTCCTCCAGAAGGTCGTGTGATTGAGTCATTACAAGGTAACCGTAACGCACATCGTAGATGGTGGGTATCTGAAAGATTTAATCTTTATGATGCAAAATTTGTTACAGGAGATTTTAAAAACTATGTTGTTGAGTTAAAAATTGTTGGTGAGCAAATACCGTTTGCGAGAATTAAAGCTGCTAAACGTCAACCGTATGGTTATGAAATTCTTAATAGCGGTTCGTTAGTTACCGATACACTTAACATTGGAGATACTTATGAATTTGTTAGCCCAGAAGGACAAACATTGCAAGAAGGAGATCCTATTTCAATATATAGTGCATGTAATATTAGCGAGTTAGATTTATCTGGATGTGCACATTGTGCTTTAAAAGTCGATTTGTCAAGAATTAATTCTGATTCTGTTGGAAACACATTGAAAAAACTTATTGTAAGCGGAAACAATAATGCATTGGATGATACCACTTTTACAGGTACTGATAAATTAACACATCTAGAATATTTGGATATTCAAGGTTTACATAAACTTGGATCTTTAAATGTTTCAAATTCGTTAAATCTTAAAACATTATTAGCAAAAAATACAGGATTAACTTCTGTGAAACTTGCACCAGGATGCTTAATAGAAAAGTTAGAATTACCTACTGCTACTGCAGCATTGATTCTTGAAGACTTACCTCTTTTAAAGAAAGACGGATTGGATATAGAAGGTGATTGGCAGAATGTAAGGCAAATTAAAATTTCTGGATGCCCTAATCTAACAAATGATTTTGATTTAATTTGGAATTGATATAACAAAACATCTCAAATAGATGTGCGATCACTTGAGTTATATGATATTGTATGAACTAATGTAGATATTGATAATTTAATTCAATTAGTTCAAAATACAAATGTTATACTTAAAGGAAGAATTCATTTAAAGAATGTATCTGATAAAAATAAATTGTTAGAATTAGAATCAATATTAGGAGACAATATATTTGATTCAAATTCAGATTTATACATTTATTCTACAAATCAAATTTTTGTATTCGGTCCAGAAGATGGTGTTATTTTAGAAGGTGATTCTTTTAAACTTAGAACCATTGTATTTTGTGATGTTAAAGGTACCAATCGATTTAGTGATGCTGAAGGATCTAGAAGCGGGTTCTCATTAAATCAAGATACCGGAGAGATAACTACTGTTGAAAATGGAGCAGATGATGCTACAATTCTTATTGAAGCGTATTATATTACAAATAATACAAGACTTGTAGATTCTTGTTCAGTTTTAATTAAACATCGAGTTTATCCACAAAATATTAAAATTCAAGGAAGCAATAGAATTTCAGAAGAAACTGTAGAATATACCTGAACATCTAATACAGAAAATATTACTGGTAATTATACAATAAATTGAATATTAGCAGGAGATGTTGTAGATAATGGATATGCTGTATTGGGAACTTTTGATAATAACAAAGTTGTTATAACTAGAAAAAATATTCCAGAAACTGTTGTTGGAGGTACGTTAACAGTCCAATTGATTAGAAATTCCGATACTCAAATTTTAACATCGGATGTATTAAATGTATCTGTTGTAAATCCAGAAGTGGTTATGACTTACGATGATAATCCAGAAGTTATGACAATTCTTAATAGAGCTGGATTGTTAGATGATCCACAATATTTATTAAGAGATCGCGCTGAAAGTTTTACAGAAAACAATTTCTTTATAAATGGGGCTTCTATTTTTAAAGGATCCAATATTAAAACGTTCAATGAATTTGAAAGTTTTATTGGAGTTAAAACCATTAAAAAAGAAATGTTTGATAACTGTAGTAGTTTGACTGAATTAAAACTTCCTAGAACCGTTCAAAACATTGAAGAGTCTGCTTTTTCACAATCTGGTTTAAAATATATTTATATTCCAGAAAGTATAAAAAACATACATATACAAGCGTTTGTTTATGCTAGTAAATTAGAAACGATTGAGGTAAGTATGTTAGCTGGACCATACCATTCTACAAATGGTTGTGTTTATACTGGTTCTACAAATAGCACTTTATATATCATACCTCCTGGAATGAAAAGTTATATAATGCCTTCAGAAACTACTTCTATTTATAACAATGCACCAGAAATATTCTTGGTAGGTAGAGGTTTGCAAAGCATAACTTTAAACGATAAGATACAAGGTGTTACTGGTAAATGATTTATGTATGGAAACAGTAGTTTAACTGAAATATTTATTAATGAAAATCATCCAAATTATAGTTCTTATAATGGATGTATTTATAATAAAACTTTTGAAGAATTAATTTATTGACCTGCAGGTAAGGTTTATTCAGAATCTGGTTTGCACGAAGATGTAGTTTCATTCGGAACATACTCTTTTGTATACAACGTTTCTATTGAAAATCTTACTATTCCAGAAAAAATACGTACTCTTAAAGAAAAGGCATTTGGATCTTGTGGAAGTTTAAAAATTGCAATAATACCAAGCACAGTACAAACAATTGGATCGAATTGTTTTAATGGATGTCAAAAGTTAGAATCTGTAACAATTAGAAGTAATTCTTTAGGTGAAGGAATGTTTGCATCATGTTTTAAATTGAAGAACGTTTCTTTTGAATCAAATCCTACAGTACTACCTAATAACTTATTTAACTGATGTTTGGAATTACCTGCGATTATAATTCCAGAGTCTGTTACTAGAATTGGAGATTTTTGTTTCCAGTCTTGTACAAAGTTAGGAGATATTACTTGTCTACCTATGGTTGCACCTACTTTAGGAACTGGATCTTTTGGTTCTAAATCAGATATTTATGTTGGTTTAAATGCTTCTATTAAAACACTAAGTATTAGATCAAACTCTAGTGGTTACGATACTGGTGATTGAAAAACAGTTTTACAAGATAATGTCGGATTTACAGTAACTCAAATTGGATAGTATGTATAAAATTAAAAACAAATTATATGCAGATGCTGGATATGTATTAAAATGAAAACATATGATCTCATTTAGTTTCGTAGATGTTGATCCAGCTGAAGTAAATGAAATAAAAATTGATTTAGAAAAAATAAAAAGAAACGGATGTTTTATTGTGTATTCTGATACCATGAAAGAACTTATAACAGGTACTTCATACAAGGATTGGAAAACAAAATGAGTTAATAAACAGTTTCCTAATGATGATCAAATTGCTATTATGTTAAATAAAGATGATTCTGAAGAAGATTTGTTATTGTTTAATAAAATGCAAGAATGAAGAGTTTGATCTGGAAAAGTTTCTAAAAAAATAGTAGATGTTATTAGTAACGAATAGAAAATATAAATATTTACATAACCACTTGGAACACAATGTGTTTTAAGTGGTTATTTTTTTGTATAGTAATGTATCTAATTCTGACAGATTTGACATTACCTTTGTAATGCGATCGCAAAAGGAATGTTTAACAATTTAAAAATTTAAAATTATGTCAGAAGAGAAAACTTATGTATTTGACGGAGGTTCTACTAGTGGTATTATTTCAGCACTAGCACCTATGCTTCAGAACAGGGGAATAGACCCATCAGTTCTTGCTTTAATGAATAACAACGATGGTTTCGGTGGAAACGGTGGTTGGTGAATTTGGATTATGTTCCTTGCTTTTATGTGAGGAGGTTTTGGAGGTCGTGGAGGCTTCGGTGGAGGTTATGGTGATGGAACTGGTTTCCTTGCTTCTCAACTTAACAACGATTATGGTCGTGATGTATTACTTCAGGCTATTAATGGTAACGGTCTTGCTATCAACCAGTTAGCTTCTACACTTAATTGTGACATTAATGCTGTACAGACAGCTCTTACTTCACTCGGTACTCAGATTCAAGCTGTTGGTAATACAGTAGGTCTTTCAGGACAGCAGATTATCAATGCTATTCAGGCTGGTAACTGTGATATTGCTTCTAAGATCGCTGCTTGTTGCTGCGAAACTAAAAACATGATTACTACTCAGGGTTATGAGAATCGCATTGCTACAGCAGAGCAGACAGCTACACTTGCAGGTAAATTAGATGCACAAACTACTCTTATCAATGACAAATTCTGTCAACTTGAAATGAGAGAAATGCAGAATAAGATCGATGCTCTTAGAGATGAGAAACTTGCTCTCCAAACTAACATTTCACAACGTGCTCAGAACGAATATATTGCTACATCGCTTTATCCAATTGCTACAGCGCTTACAGAACTTCGTGCAGATTTTGATTGCTTTAAATCTCATTTACCAGAAACAATTTCTGTGCCATATAGCCCTATAACAGCAGTACCTAACTGCGTAGCATATCAGTACGGCTTTGGACCTTATGCTGGTTTTGGATTCCCTGGTAATGGTTCTTTTTGAGGCTAATGTAGGAGGATAGGTTATGTTTGTACCAGCATATTTAACCGTTAATGGTGGAATACCAACCTTATCATCAAATGCGGTAACGGTTGGTACCACCGCAGTTTCATTCGATTTTACAAATCATAGAAATGTTGGAAGACCTTATAGAGGATTGGTAATTATTAGACTAGCTCAGGCTATTCCTGCTGGAACAACCACTACATTGCCAATTCAATTTACTTCAGCAGGTAGTAATGCTCAGGCCGTTACAACATTTAATGGAGCTGCAGTTACAGTAGCAGATATTCCTGGAACAGGTGTGTATTTATTCTGGTATGAAAGCCAAACAAATACATTACAAATGTTAACAGGAACCGTTTAATTTAATTTAATTAATTATGTTTCAATCGCTTAGACCGAACAATCAAATTTTTGTTCTCCACAAAGACAAATCTTTATTAGAAGTTGGCTCTGTTGTTAGTGTATCTATGCCAACTCCAAAGTATCCGGTACCACAAGTATTTGGTCAACCACAAGAGATGGTAGTAGATATTGTTGCAAAAGTCAACAATCAAGATGTTACATATCAAAAATTGCCTGCTAATTTGGATATTGCTGATTTTGGAAATAACGGAATAGTTATAGCAGATAATAAACTTGCAATGAATTCTGAAATTATGAGTTTGAAACAAAAGAGTGTTGACGTATTAAATAATGTTAGTTATCATCAACAGATGATTGCGAATTGTGATAAAATGCTTTCAGATTTAAATCCAGAATTTGCAGAAAAACAACAACAGCAAGCAGAAATTAACGAATTAAAAACACAAGTTCACGATTTAACAAAAGGTATGTCTGAATTAATGAGAGTTAACAAAGATTTGATTGCTCAGTTAAAGCGTGACCAAAATCGAGAAAGTTATGAGAATGTGGGAAATTAGAGAAGGTTACGAAGGATACAGAGACCGTGACCACGACCGTGAATACGGAAGACGTAAAGGTATGGGACACACTTCAGATCATGAGCTAAAAGAGGCTTATGAATGTGGTTATGATGAGGGATACGAAGATGCTATGCGTGAGTTTGAAAGCAAATCTACACATGGCAGAATGCGTAAATATTAAAAGATGTATAGAAGTAGATTGGATTCAAGAGATACTTTTCCATCGGGTATGGAAGAGTATCTCGCTCAAAACGGATGACACTTTAATAAAAAATTATGTGAATGGGCCGTTGGAAAGATGAAAAGAAAAAGTCAATTAAATAAGATCGAGAAACTTACACCGTTTACAAAGGAAAACTTAGATTCAATGTTAAAAACAAATAATGTAAATATTGAGAACGATGTTGGTTATGATGCTTTATATGTTTTAAACATGGCAAAAGCTGATTATCACGGTTCTTCAATAACAGAAGATGCTAAAATGATAAAATTTGTAAAAGATTATTTAGATGATCCAGATGGTTACGACGGTATAGCGTTAACTAGATTTTATGCAGATTGTATAGGTAAAGGAGAGATGATACCGTGGGAAGATGTGTTATAGTGTGGCAGAAATGTCACACTATTTTTTTTTTGTTTTTATAATTTTTTTTATTATATTTGCAAAAATATGCAATATATGAAAACTTTAAAGAAAGACCACAAAATAGCGATGTTGTGTTTGAAATACATCCCTGTTATAATGTTCTTTGCAATGTGAGGATATACAATATTTGCTGTTTTAGGTTTAGAGTTGATAATTGCAGATACAATTGTCGGATGTTCTATACTACCTTCAATATTAATTTTTGCATTATCTGATGTATTTCATTTTTGTTGAGTACACAAATCTTTAACGGGTTACTCTTTGTTAGTGGATTTGTTAATTAATGCTAATAAATACATTGGGCTTGGTCCATGAGCAATGCCTCTAAAAATAACTATGGCAATTTTGGGGATCGTATTATTCATTGCATTAATAATTAAATGAAAATTTAAAAATTAACTATGACATCAAAAATTATTACACAACTATTAAGAAATTTAGCAGACAACATTGATGCTGGAAATACAAATGCATCAGAAGAGGAATTGTTAGAAATGTGTGATTATCTTGGATTTATTTCAAATCCAGAAGGTAAGTTGAGTAAATATCAAGCAATTAAATTTCTTGATATTAGTCGTGCAACATTTGACAATTATGTTAATAAAGGTTTGATTCCGAAAGGAATGGAACAACAAGGATTTAAAGAGAAATTCTGATATAAAAAAGATCTAGTGAAACTAAAAGAAGAATTGGATTCTAAAAAGAAAACAAAAAATGGCGGAGACAAATAACCAAGTTAGATTTGTACATTGTGCGAATAAAGAAATTTTCTTAGAAAAACTAGCCGCTGGAGAATTTACAAGAGACAGCATTGTCTTTATTGCACAAGAAAAACTCATTTGAACGCAAACCGATCTAAACGATGACTTCTATGATTGTAGCGGTCATGAAGAACTTACAAAAACAGTAGAAGATTTAGCAGAAGCGTTCGGTTTGTTTGAAAAAGAATTTGATGACTTTAAAACATATGTAGAAAGTACATTTATAGTAGATGAAGAAGTTTCTGATGAATCTACTAATCCTGTACAGAATAAAGTTGTTAAGAAATATATAGATAGTAAAATCTTTGTAGGAACACAAGCAGAATACGATGCTGTTGCAGATACTGTTGCAGAAGGTTGTATTGTTATTATTACAGATCAAAGTATATCTGAACCAGAAGCAGGTTCTGGTGCAACTTCTGCTGTTTTAGGTAAAGGTGTTTTAGGACAATTGATTTTAGGAAAAGTTTAACATTTAATATTAAAAATTTATGATTATTACAATTTCTGGTGCTGATTTTAGTCTTTCTAATATCGGTACACTTTCAACATGGACCGTATCAAAATCAATTGGTGCGGGTGCAGAACATAGTATTCCAAGCTATGTAGATAAGAATTCTGCATTTAATTATACAATTACACTTAAAGATGGTTACACTTTTGGTACTTATAGTGTAACAATGGGTGGTGAGACAATCACCCCTACTGTAACAGAAACATCTATGACAATTAATATTGCATCTGTTACTGGTAATATTAGAATTGAAGTTAAGACTATTAATTCTTCTACTGGTGAAGAAGAAGAACCAGGTACTGGTGGAGATACAACTGGTTCTACAGTATATAAAACAGTTTCATATAATGAAAGAATAAGTTCAGCCGGTATTAGTAAATCTACTGGAGAACAGTTATCAAGTTCAACTGGATATATTAATGTTTATAATAATATAGATACAAGTAAAACTTATTACGCTAGTGGTTATGCTCCAGTCAAAACTGGTAATAATGCATGTGTATGCTATTATGATAAGGATGGATTGTTCTTAGGCGCGGCTGATGGTAATGATTTTGGTGTATCAAGTGCCAATTATACCAATAAACTATTAACGCTTCCTGATGGGACATATACTATTAAGTTATTTAGCAGAACAAGTGACCAAGAAGGAATTTTAACATTTGCAGTAAATCTAACACTTATTAATTGTGATGAAACAAAATCTGGTGTAAATCTTAATGGAACAACTGGTGAATATGGAACTTCTACAGCAGGATATGTTAACATATATAACAATATAGATACAAGTAAAACTTATTACGCTAGTGGTTTTGGACCAAGCTCAACTGGTACAGCAGTTCCAGTTTGCTATTATGATGCCAATGGTGATTTTATTGATTCAGAAAGTAGTGCTGATTGGGGAATAAGTTCTAAAGAATTTGAATTGCAATTATTAACGCTTCCAACAAATACTTCAACTATTAAAGTATTTAGCCGTACTGATAGTCAAAAAGAAGCAGCTTTATATAATTAATTATTTTTGAATTAAGGAGGGTATTATGGCATATACTTTACAAGATTTTAAAGACGGGTCAACTTTAAATGCATCTCAATTAATAAAGATTGAAAACGGAATTATTGCGAATGAAAACAATATTCAAGATATGATGCAATTTGCCCCACAAATACGCAACAACTATCCAAAAAGAAAAAATCTTGATGAGTCAATCAAAATTTTATGTTTCGGTTCTTCATGGTTTGTAAATACTTGGTGGTATTTAAATAAAATTACTGGTAACTTGGGAATCAAAGCAGATATAACAGCGTATTTTATGAGTGGTGCAAATTTTGATGAGTGGGTTGACTTTTATAATGGCGATTTATCTCCATTAACATCTTCATCAAGTAGAAGAGCAATAAAAAGTGTATCTACAAATGGTTCTGATTGGATTCAACAAACATTAGATAGGAACGGAGAATATAATATTCAAGCATATAGAGATGATTGGTACTCTGATATTACTGCTGGTGATTGGGATTTAATTTTATTTCAACAAGGTGCAGTATCTAGTAATAAATGGAATTATTGGGAAAATTATTCAAATTTAGTTTCAATTGTTAAAAAGCACTGTAATACAGATACAGTAATCGGTTTTAACTGTACTTGGACTCCAGCAAAACAGCATTCTTATATTACTTCACATACAATTGAAGGACAGAAGAAATGGCAATTGCAAAATAATTTAAACTCACAACGTTTTATGAGGGGTACAGGTATTGATTACGTATCCCTATCAGGCACTGTTACATGGTTGCTAAGAAGAGACCCTACTATTAACACAGACTCATATGATTTATCAAAGGATGGATTGCATTTGGATTATGGTGCTCCAATGTATGCAGTTTCATTAATGTTATATGAATGTACAATTGCTCCGTTTTATGGTATTTCTTTTGATAAATGTACATGGAGACCATCAGAAGGTGACCAAACTACAATTAATTATTATAGGACAATTGAAGTTACTGATGAAATACAAAAAAAGATATTTGATTATATTAAGTTAGCTATTAGTAATAGATTTTTGATTACCGAATATATTGAAAATGATTTGAGTAATTATTCTGTAGTTAACTATGATGATAGGGAATCAGGTGTAAATCTTAATGGAACAACTGGTGAATATGGAAGTTCTTCAGTAGGTTATGTTAACATATATAACAATATAGACCATTCTAAAACTTATTATGCTAGCAGTTATGCACCAAACTCATCAGGTACGGCTGTTCCAGTTTGCTATTATGATGCTAATGGTGATTTTATCAGCGCACAAACAAGTACCGAGTTTAATGCATCTAGTAGTAAATATGTTCTTAAACAGTTAACAATTCCATCAACAACTTATACTATTAAGTTATTTGGTAGAACAGATTCTGATGAAGCCACTTTATATGTAAATAAAGTATAAAATCAAGGAGCGATATAAGTGTTTACACTAAAATAAAATTCTCCCTCCCAAAAACTCATTTGATTTTTTCAAGTTTGTTCAAAAAATATATAAATATAAAAATAAACAAAAATGAGCATAAACATTAAAAAGGACGGTAAATTAGTTAAAATAGCTCCTACTAGTTATAACGAACTTACTGATCTTCCAAATATCGAAAGTAGTGGTGACGTAACATACATTACTGACGAATCTGGTAATAATGTAGTAACAATTGGTCCCGGTGGTCTTAGTACCACCGGTATCCTTGTTGATAGCATTATATTAGATGGGGAAGATGTTGGTTCTAGACTAGATGAAATTAAAGGAGAAATTGATTTTAACGATCTTACTAATAATCCTATCTCTAATAACAACGACGGAACAGTTTCTTTTGCTGATGAAAATGGCAATAAAATTGTTCTTATAGATAGTGAGGGTGTGACTTCTGTTGAGTTTAAAGCAAATAATCACAAACTTACTGAAAAAGCAAATCAATCCTATGTACAGGATCAGATCACTAGATTAGAAGCATCTGCGTTTTCTGGAGATTATAACGATCTTGAAAATGCTCCAATTATAAACGATACTACTGGTTCTGCTATATTTGCTGATGAGCAAGGTAACAAAATTGTAAAAATTGATGCTGAAGGTGTTACCTCTGTTGAATTTATAGCAGGCACTCATAAACTTACAAATAAAGCAGAAAAGGATGCATCACTTGCTGATTTTACTGAAGATAGTGAACACCAAACTGTTACTTCTGCTGAAAAAACATATTGGTCAAATAAATCTGAATTTTCTGGTAAATTCGGAGATTTAACTGACAGTCCAATCATTGATGACAATAGTGGTGAACTTATATATACAGATGGTACAAACGCTATCGTTAAGATAGACGCATCTGGAATTACAACTACTAATGTTGCAATTAAAGAAGGAGATGTAGCCACACTTATTAATGAGAAAGCTGATCAAACTTCACTTGATGCAACTAACAACACTATTACTGCTACTAATGCTACAGTTAGTGTTCATACTACTGAAATTGGCAATCTTAAAACAGAAGTTGCTAACGATAAAACTGCATTAGAAACATTTAAGACAGAAACTGCTGGTAATTTTACTGCAGTTAATAAAAGTATTTCTGATACTAATGATGTTATTGATGTACTTGAAAGTAAAGTTTCTATTAATGAGGAAAAACTTGATGGAGTACAAGCTAGTGATGGTGAGTTCATAATAACCGATGGAACCAATATTGGTATGAAACTTGATTCTGAAGGTCTTTTACATGTTAGAGAAGTAGAAGTCGCTGGAGGAAGAGTTGATGAGAGACTTAAAGATATTGAAAACTATTTTAGCACTGAAGAAGACGCAGATTCGAATCTTAATAAGTGGCACGAAATAGTTAATTTCTTAAATGGTTTTGAAGAGACCGATCAAGTTCTTGAAAATATTATTGCAACTAAAGCTAGTAATGATACTGTCAATGCGTTAGATGCGGCGTATAAAGCTGCAGATAAAACAATCGGACAAAGAATCGATAATGTTGTAACTGATTATGAAGCTGCAGATGCTGCAATTACTACTGCATATACAACTGCAGATTCTAAATTACAAGCGGATATTAATACAAGAGCGTTACAGTCTTCATTAGATGCTACTAATCAAGAGGTAAATAATATTAAAGAAGATTATGTGACTAAGGTTGCTTTAGCTAGTGAAGTTGAAACACAGTCCTTGATTACAGACGCTATTACATTAAATGAAGACGAATTCATTTTTGCAGATGACGAAGGGTATAAAATTGCTGAAATTAATAGTACCGGTATAACATCTGTAGAATTTGTAGCTGGAGAACATCAATTGACAAAAAAGGCTGATAAAACATATGTTGACGCACAATTTAGTTCTACAAATGCATCTCTTGAATCTATGGCGTCTACAATTCGTAATGAATTTGCTGAAGAAGATCTAAAACTTTCAAACAAAATTTCTGAAGTAGAAACTGCTTATAAAGCTGCAGATGTTGATCTTCAGAAAGATATTGCTACTAGAGCTCTTCAAACGTCTTTAGATGCAACAAATCAGAAAGTTTCTACGATTGAATCTACTTATGCTACTAAAGCAGAGGTTGCTAAAAAAGTTGAAACTGAGCTTTTAGTTGCAGATGATATTACATTAAATAAATCTGAGTTTGTTTTTGCTGATGAAGCTGGAAATAAAATAGCAGAAATCAATAATACTGGTGTAAATTCAGTAGACTTTATTGCCGGTACACATAAATTGACGGAGAAAGCTAATAAAAGTGATGTAGAAAATCAGATTACATCTACAAATACTTCTATTGAAACTGTTGCTTCTGCTATTAGAAAAGAATTTGCAGCAGAAGATACAAAACTTTCAACTAAGATTTCTGAAATAGACGCTGCATATAAAGCCGAGGATACAAAAATTAAAGAAGATGTTGCTTCTAGGGCTTTACAAACATCTTTAGATGCTACTAATGAAAGAGTTTCTGATATTGAAAATACATATGTAACAAAAGAAGAAATTGCAACAAAAGTTGAAACGAATTTATTGGTTGCTGACGACATTACTTTAAATAAAAGTGAATATGTTTTTTCTGACGCTAATGGAAATAAAATAGCACAAATTGATAGTGCTGGTATAAATTCAACAGAATTTGTTTCTGGAGATCATAAATTGACATTGAAAGCGGATAAAACATATGTTGATCAATTAAATACAAATGTTGGTGAGACGATTAGTAACACAGCTTCTGCAATTAGAAACGAATTTAAAGTTAAAGATGATGAGCTTTCTAGTAAAATAACTAAAGTAGAAACAGAGTACAAAGCTGCTGATACTGCGCTACAAGAGGATGTTAATAAAAGAGCTCTTCAAACAGCGTTAGATTCTACTAATCAGGAAGTATCTAATATTAAAAATAACTACGTTACTAAGGCAGAAATTGCTGCAGAAGTTAAAACAGAGCATCTTGAAGCAGATAATATTACATTGAATCAAGATAGTTATGTTTTTACCGATGGTACTAATAAGATTGCTGAAATTGATAGTACAGGTGTATCTTCAACCGAATTTACTGCAGGATCGCATCAATTAACTAAAAAGGCAGATACGTCTTATGTTGGTGATCAAATTACTTCTATCAATTCTTCAATTACAACTACTGCAGCTGCAATCAGAAAAGAATTTGCTGATGTAGATTCTGAACTTTCAAATAGGATTGATACAATAAATGCAGAATATCAAGCAGCTGATGATGCGTTACAAAGTGCAATTGATAAAAAGGCAGATCAAACTGCAGTGGACGCTGCTAATTCAAGAATTGATACTATTGCAAATACATACGCAACTAAAGAAGAAATTGCTACAGAAGTTGATACAGATCATCTTGTTACAGATAGAGTTACATTAAATGATGATACTTTTATTTTTGCTGATAATAAGGGTGATGGTCATAAAATTGCAGAAATTAATTCAGAAGGCGTTATATCTGTAGATTTTATTGCTGGAACTGAAGGAGAGCATAAGTTGACTCTTAAAGCTGATACCTCTTATGTAAATGATCAAATAACAGCTCTTGATGCTACAATTACAAATACTGCTTCTACAATTAGAAACGAGTTTGCTGCTAAAGATGTGGAACTTTCTGGAAAGATAACTACTGTAGAAACAAATTATAAAAGTGCAGATGAAGACATCAAATTAGCGTATGCTGCAGCAGATAAAACTGTTGAAGATAAAATTACTGCATTAGAAAATTCTATTGGAACTTCTATTTCTACTGGAAATATTACTGCAACAGGAACTATTAAAGCAAATAAAATTATTACCGATGATTTTGAATTGAAACAAGATTCTTATCAATTTGCTGATAGTAATGGAAATAAAATTGCAGAAATTAGTTCTAATGGACTTAGTACTACTAAAGTACAGATTGCTGAAGGTGATGTAGCTACATTACTTGATGGAAAGGTTGATGATGAAACTTTTAATAATTCCATTTCTAATCTTGAAACTAATAAAGTTAGTAATTCTGCTCTTACTGAAACACTAAAGAGTTATGCTTTAAAAGGCGAAATTCCAAGTTTGGACGGATATTTAAAAGAAACAGTAGCTGATGGAAAATATGCTACCATTGCAACAACTGATGGTTTACAAAATAGTATTAATTCTGTAAATACTAATTTATCTACAAGACTTGGAACAGCAGAAGGAAATATTACTTCTGTTGGAAATAGAGTTTCTACATTAGAAGGTTATTTTGCAACAGCAGAAGATACTGATGATATTATTAACAAATGAACTGATGTTGTTGAATTCTTAGATGGAATGGCTGAAGGAAACACAGATGGTGAAAAACTTGATGCTATTTTAGCAGCAAAAGCAAATCAAGCATCTTTAGACGCAACTAATAATAGAATTGATACTATTGAAGATGATTATGTTACTAAAGTAGAACTTGCATCTGAAGTAGATACAGAACATCTTATTGCTGATAATATTACTGCAAGACAACCTGAATTTATATTCTTTGCGGATCCGAATGGATATAAAGTTGCTGAAATTGATGAATCTGGAATAACAGCTGTTGATTTTATTGCAAAAGATGGCGATAAATTAACAGATAAAGCGGATAAATCAAGTGTTGACGCTTTGGATTCTAAAATTGACAATCTTACTACAGATGACATATCTGAAGGTAATACAAATAAATATTTTACAAATGCAAGAGTTAAATCAGCAATAACTGGTAGTGCTAGCACTATAGTCGATACTGATTTAACAGCGTCTCGTGTATTGATAACAAATAGCAATAAGAAGGTTGCTGTAAGTAGTATTACTTCAACAAAATTAGGATATTTAACCGATGTTACAGGTAATATTCAAGCTCAGTTGAATGGCAAGGTTGCTACTGCTACTGTTACTGCTCTTGATACTAGAGTTGGAACAATAGAAGGATATTTTTCTAATGCTGCTGCTAAGAAGGTTTCAAATTCACTTATTGTAAAAGTAAGTGGTACTCAAATGCATTCTTATAATGGTTCTGCAGAAAAAATTGTAAACTTTAAAGCTGGTAATAATATTTCGTTGACACTTGATGGAAATGATATAACAATTACTGGAACGGTTCAATCTACAGACATTTCTGGTTTAGAAAGTGAAATTTCAGCTTTAAAAACAGGTAAGCAGGATGTTATTACAAATCTTTCTACTATTACAAGTAATGCTGCTAATGGAGCAACCGCTTATGGTTGAGGAAATCATGCAAATGCAGGATATCTTACAAAAACTACCGCAGACGGATATTATGCTCCAAAATCGTTGTCTGATACAGTAAATGGATTGGATCGAACAAGTGTTAAAAGTACTCCTACTACTTCTAAGTATTATCTTTGTGGATCTTTATATAATACAGAAAACACAAGTGTTTTATATAAAAGATCTGATGTGTATGTGAACACGGCAGGATCGATATATGGAAAATCATTCTTTGAAACATCTGATGAAACTTTAAAGAATTTCTCAAATAATGTTGAGGTTGATTTTGAAAAGCTTTTAAAGTTGCCAAAGAAGTATTTTACTTGGAAAGACGGTGATGATACACAGCATATAGGTACATCCGCACAAGAGGTTCAAAAGATTTATCCAGAACTTGTTAGTGAGGGATCAGAAGGTAAACTTACTGTAGATTATGCAAAATTATCAATTGTTGCACTTAAAGCAATTGATGAACTTTATATTAAGAATTTAGAACTTGAAGAAAGGCTATCTAAAATAGAAACACTATTAAATATTAAATAATATGGCAACTGGAACAAATAACATTACTAGTGTATATGATTTATGAAGTACATTTGATGCGTTAGAATATATTTCTAGTGTAAAAATGGCCTTAACTCCCGTTTATGGAACATACTCAAGCACAGCTGCCCCAGAAACAAAAAATCAATGGGGCACTGGCTTGTGTCCAAGCAAAGCTTCTTGATTAAAACTTAACAATTATGATATAAGTGGTAGAGTTGAAGTAAGTGGAACTTATACAAATGATCAACTTGTTAAATATACTGATTTAATATATAAATATCTTAAATTATCGGTTAGTACCTGGAATCCAGCTTCTAATGCAGAAACAAAAACGATTTCTGTAAAATGTAGTGGTTCATTTACTATTTCTTCAGATCAAAGTTGATTAACTGTATCTTCTACATCTGGAAGTGGTAGTAAAAATATAACATTATCTGTAACAGAAAATCCAAGTACTGAGAGTTCTAGATCAGGAGTTGTAACATTTGTAGGAGATGGTATTACAAAAACAATTAATGTAACACAAGATACTAGAGATGCTGTAATTGCGTATGAATTAGAAATATCTGGAGAAACATCTGTGTTGGTAAATAAAACCATTCAATTGACAGCAACTCTTTATAAAAAAGTAGATGGTGTACGTACAGAATCAACAAATGTTACAAATGATTGTAATTGAACGGTTAGTGGTTTATCTAACTATGCTTCTGTAAATAATGTTTCTAATAAAGGTTTAGTTACGGGGTTAAAAAATACATATTCTTCGCAGGCGACTATAAAAGCTACATATAGTTCTTATAATGCTACATATAAAATTTCTGTTGCGGATGACATATCCTATGAACTTGTTATTACATCAGATGTTGACGAAATACAAGTTGGAGGTATTGTGAGTTTTACGGCAACTTTATATACTAACACAAACGGTACTGTAGGAGAATCAAATAAAACAGCTCTCTGTACTTGATCGGAAAATTCTAATAACACAATTGTAGAGGGATATTCGATTGGTTCTTTTAAAGGAATATCTGCTGGAACGGTTACAATTACGGCTACTTGAACAAACTCTAATGGTGTTGTTGTTTCAGATTCAAAGTCTATAACTGTAAATGCCTCCGATTCTATTGTCATTTCTCCTAAAACATGAAATGTTCCTGTTGGTGGTGAATCGAAAGTTATTACTATTACTGCTAATGATAATTGAACCGTAAATAATATTCCTGATTGGATTACGATCGATACAACTTCTGGTATAGGAAATGGTTCTGTTACACTTTCTGCAAATGCCAATGATAGTACAAGTTCGAGATCTGAAACCATTAATTTTGTGTGTGGAAATTCAAGCGCGACATTATCTGTTTCACAATCAGGTAAAGCTGCAGATTCAATTTCAGTTACCCCTACATCTTGATCTCCTGGAAGTTCTGTAAATTCAACTTATGTTTCATTAACATCAAGTGGTGCATGAACTGCTTCGAGTAATCAGAGTTGACTTACTGTTGGAACAACATCTGGAACAAGCACAACTAGTAAATCTATCAAACTGAGTGTTACTGAAAATACAACTACATCGGAGAGGACTGGAACAGTAACATTTACATGTGGAACGGCGACAGCAACGGTTAATGTTAAACAAGCCGGTAAAACTATAGAATCAGTTGTTACTTATGAAATTGATTTGAGGTTTAGAGATGGATATGAAAGTTCAGTATATATTAGTAAGTATACGTATTTTGATGTTTATCTTTATACAATAACGGATGGTGTAAAAGATAATGGTGTTAAATTAAATACACTTGTATTACAAAATGATGTAACGTGAACAGTTAGTGATACCAATATAGTCGAGCCTTTGGAGGGTTATCCATATGCATATAGTGGACTTGTGCCTGGCACTACAACAATTACGGCATCATATACTTACAACAATCAAACACTTACCTCATCAGAAATTGTTACTGTACTTCCAAGTTTTATTAATACTGATTTGTCAAGTTATACATTTAATGCCGCTGGTGGGACAAAAGATGTGATTGTTACATGTAGTCCTAATGTATTATACGTTTCTGTATCTGAAGTTGATGCAAATGGAAATTCAAATTCAGTATCATGATTATCAAATACTAAAACAACAAATGATGATGGAAGCTTTACTTATACATTAACTTGTACAGAAAATACATCTACTAATGATAGAACTGTATATGTGAAGTTTTATTCATCGTTGTATGACAAACCATACAAAACAGTTAAAATCACACAATCAGGTGCGGCAGAGGTCGTTTATACAATGACATTTACTGATTTTAATCAATTATTGGATTGTTTAAATTCAAATAGTAGCTATTATATTGCATCTGCTTATGATTGAACCATATATGAAGGTGGTGATAATTATCCAGAATTTTATCTTAGCTATGATGATGGTACAATAGTTGGAACATTGCAGCAATGGACTAACCTATATAATTCTATATACGATCCTGAAGCTGAATCCAATCAAATAGTACTTATAAATGATGATGATCAAGTAGTTAATGTAAGTAATGCTGATTTTTACACTGGAATTAAATCTATCGTTAATTCTGGTAACAGGTTCGTTTCAGTAGAAATTTCTCCGGTTTGTACTATGTATATGCAAGATTGGGAAACGACTGTTGGTGAAAAACTTCCAGAAGGAGATGGATATTGAGAGTTATATAGCGCTAGAGACAATAGCTTGAATGGAGGAGATTATCCGGAATCATATCTGTATTATTTTGATGGATCTTATCAAAATTTCATTGAAGGTAGAATTTGACAATGATATAATTTAAAAAATTATGTATATAACGAATTTGATAACGAGTGAGATTCATTAAAATTTATAAACTATGATTCTGGTGATGAAACGACAAATTTTGATTTTGACAATTTTCATGATGGTGTAACTCATATAATTAATACCACTGGTGATGCGTATATAAGATTTTTCTATGAAACTACTGGTGGAGGTGGAAGCGGAAGTACATCTAATACTTATACAATTCCATTTAATTATAGAGCTACAGATGGAGTTCGAGAAGTTGATGGGGATTTTAAAGTAACAATATATTCTAATAATGGTAATACCTATACATCGGGATGAATGTCTTTTGCTGGAGGAGAAAACAATGGCGATGATAATCATACACATAACATAGGTTCTGTTACATTTACAATCAATGGTAATAACATTGGTGTGAATAACATTTATTTTAAAGTGGAATATAGTGATAGATCTACTAAATTAGGTACTCGATTACAAATTCGTGAATATTTTAATTCGGAATATAGTGTTGTTGGTGATAAATATTATTTTGAAAATTATAATTGGGTAGCAGATGATTCTTCAAGTCCCTATTTACAAAATGGCACTTTTAATTTTACAGATTCTTTACAAAATGATCCGAATGGATTTATAGAATTTACATTCTCTGATGATGTTTAATTAAAAATAATTTGCATATATAAAAAATAATTATTATATTTGCGGCGATTTAAGTTCTCCGGTGTTCTGCCGGAGAACATTTTAACGTATAAGAAATAATAAGTATGAATGAAAATGAAATTTTTGATCATCTTTTAACTGATGATGAACCTGATGTTAATCAGGATGTACAAGAACAAGAAGATAATTCTATGGATGCTCTTCTTGGTATTCC